CCCCAGTAGCCGGGTACTCTGCGATGGGCTCATATGTAGGGAATGGTTCGTCAGATGGCAGCTTTATCTACACCGGACACAGAAGCCGCTGGATCATGATCAAGGCAACTTCCGTTGCAAATGAAAGCTGGATTATTATCGACACAGCGCGATCCACTTACAACGTAGTCGACGCATTCTTGCGGGCAGACACATCAGGGGCTGAGTTTTCTAGCTCACTTCGCTACGTGGACATTCTCTCCAACGGGTTCAAACTGCGGGCGTCCGGCGCAGAAGTGAACGGAAGCGGAACCACGTATGTGTACGCAAGTTTCGCGGAATCGCCCTTTAATTACGCCCGCGCCAGGTGAGTAGTGAACAAGCCTAGGCAGTCCATTTAGACTCAATCCAGCGCATCAGACCCATGTTCATCCTCGACGGCCAGCCACTTGCCCCTGACGTGCCCTTCAAGCACGCTGGCATCCAGTACCCCGCAAACTGGCTCCGTCTGAGCAGCCAGAAAGAGCGCCTGGCAATCGGCATCACAGAGGTGCCCGATCCCAAATCGTGGGATGAGAGGTGGGCGTGGGGTTATGACGACAAGGGCGACCTTATTTGGAAAGACCACACCCAACTAATGGAGCAGTGGACGCAGCAGACGCGCACTACCGCCAACACCCTGCTGGCTCCTACTGACTGGATCATCATCCGCGAGGCTGACAACGGCAAGGTGGCGGATCCAGTGCTGAAAACTTGGCGTGAGGACATTCGCCTTGCCACTGGCGTCAAGGTGACTGCAATTCGTGACACCGCCGACACTGAGGAATTAGCGGCGTACATTACTGGTGCCGACTATCCCGTGTGGCCAGTTGACCCTTACGCTCCTGTTCCTGCTGAGCCTGTATCTGCTGATGATGTGGAGCCTGCTGGCGATAGCGAAGAGGAGTGATGGCGGTTAAATCAAAGACTGGCGTCAAATCAATTCAACGCATTCCACGCCCGCCAAAGAAAACACGGCAGGGAAATGGAAAACATTCGCTTGCTAATCACGGTCGTAAATTGACTCGTGGTCAGGGGCGGTAAGATCTAAACGTAGCTGCAGACGTGCGATGTCTGAAGGTGGATTCTGGCGGGGAGTCAAGCAAGAAACCATTGCAGGCATTGGTGTTGCAGCTACGGTTGCCTTGGCATCAGGCATCTTCTACCTGGTCTATACCGTGCCGACGAAACTTGATGACGTACTTCAAAATCAAGTCAAATTTGAAGAAAAGATTGGAAAGATGGATGATCGTATCCTTGATCACGAGCAGCGATTGATCAAGTTGGAAATCAGGCGATAGGCTGGTAGTAGACGCTATTTCGTCATGGATCCCACGACCGCTGCTGCCATTGCGATCATCATCGCTGCCGGCTCTGAAATCATTGCACTGCTGCCAATCAAGGAAAACTCTTGGGTGCAGCTTGTGGTGAAGGCGCTGAAGATTCTGTTCCCAAAGCGTTGAACGCTGACGTTGTTTGGTTGTGGCGTTACGACAAGCGTGACTGGCGGCATCACTTACTGCGTGCTGCACAACAAGCCAAGTTTCACGCAACTCTGACGCCACGACTGGATCGTGAAATTGAAAAGGTCAATCAGGTAATTGATCTTGAAATGGAGCGAAACAAACGTCAGCCTGTGATTAAACACGAAGAGCCTACGCCTGAGCAGACTGGAGAAAGCCGCCTTCTGGGTGGTCCGATGTCTATCTCATCTCCTTGGAACGATGACGACCCAGAACCGCCTTCGGCTAGTTGATCTGTTCAAGTATTACAAGGAACTGCCGCATCAAACGGCGGCCATATTTGAGTTGGAATCTGCCATTCTCAAGGCAAAGCCTGGCATCTTGAATAGGGATCAGATCTGGTTCAAGACTTGGAGTCAGGCTGGCAAGCAGGACAGGTTTGACAACAACTGGGATGGTGTTTGTGCTGCTGCCAAAAAGGCTGGTGCAAAATTCCCTGAGCTTGTTGCCGCGCAGTGGGCACTGGAATCTGGCTACGGCAAGCACGTATCAGGTGAGCACAATTACTTTGGGTTGAAGGGTAACGGCACTACACGGAACACCAAGGAATACATCAACGGCAAGTGGATCACAATTCAAGATACGTTCCTGGATTTCCCTGATCTTGAGACGTGCGTGTATTACTTGGTTGAGCGGTGGTACAAGGACTATCACATCTACAAGGGTTGCAATAACGCATCTGATCGTGAGGATGCTGCGCGTTGGCTGGTGAATGATGGCTATGCCACTGATCCCACCTACGCCGACAAGCTGATCAAGCTGATGAATCAGCACGTGCAGGGCAAACCAGTAGGCGACAAGTTCACCCCTGACAAGCCATTCAACTTCAAGGTGACGCCCAATATCACCTATGGGGAGTTGGCTTTGTTTGATGAGAAGCGTCGCTTTCAGGTGCAGGCACAGTGTGACACCGCTGTTGAGCTGTGCAAATACCTAGAAAACGTGCGCAATCACTTTGGTGGCAAGCCGATCATCATCACTTCCGGCTATCGCCCACCGGCGGTGAACAAACAAGTTGGTGGTGCCAGCAACAGCGAGCATCTTTACAACATGACCGGCGTTGGCGCCGTTGACTTTTACGTCAAGGACGTGGACATCTATGAGGTGCAAGAGTACTGTGATCGGACTTGGCCGTATTCGCTGGGATATGGCGCAACCAAGGGGTTCGTCCACCTCGGCATGCGGCTAGGTCGTCCACGCGTACGTTGGGATTACTGAGTGTCTGTTCTTTGTGACTGGCAGATCCGCTCTTTGTGCGAGGGCGGTGGAATGATCGTGCCGTTTGACTTGGAGCTGCTGAACCCCGCATCAATTGACGTGCTGCTGGGCGACAACCTGATGATCGAGTCGCCGGTGGACATGACCATGCAGTTGCTCAGCCTTGATGGCTACACCGCACAAGATCCCTACTGGTTGCGCCCTGGGGAATTTGTGCTGGCTGAAACCCGTGAGACTTTTGATGTACCCGAGCACATCAGCGGGCAGTTTGCGCTGAAAAGCAGCAGGGCAAGGGAAGGTTATTCCCACATGCTTGCAGGCTGGATCGACCCAGGTTGGCACGGTTCAAAGCTGACGCTGGAGCTGCAGAACGCACGCAAAATGCATTCGCTGCCGCTGTACCCTGGACTCAAAATTGGACAGATAATCTTCTTTGAAATGAGTCAAAAACCACTCAAAAGTTATGCCGAAGTTGGGCACTATAACAACGACACAAAAGTATCAGCTTCTAAGGTAAATCCCTGAACTGGTACATCCAATACCAGATCGCAATTTCCTGGTCTTGTGTGTAAAAACTTTGCCGTCTATACCAAAGCGTCCATTCTGTTGATCCTTTGGATCCATTGCAGCGCAGGCATGCTGGCACTAGGTTTTCTATTACAGTCTGTCCACCACGATGCCGTGGAATGATGTGATCTAACGACTGAGCAGGTTCATTGCAATAGGCACATTTACCACAGAAAGCATCAAATATTTTTAACCTGAATCGCGCCCTTGTTTCTCTCTTTGGAATCAGACTAGTCTCGTCGATCCAAGAGTGCATGACGCGCCTCCGTTTGCATAAATCGTAGGAACGATTGCGGCCAAAAGGAAGAAGAAAACCAGTGACTCCTCCGTCTTTTTCACGTGACGGCCACGGTGCCGTCTGGGTACGTTTTGGCGTCAGCGGCTATTGGTCTGCGTGGTTTCTAAAGCAAAGTACGGTGTTCTACCTTCCCACCTGCTTTGATACTGAGAGTATGGCAGTATCCGCTGCTCAGACCGCTTATGGACTGGCATCCGATTGAACGCACTCAGGAAAGCCAGTTTTCCGAGATAGCCACAGCCAAGATGCTGGAGGAATGGCTGAAGCAGGGCGACATCAAAGGGATATACAACGCCGCGCTCCTGCTCAATACCATGCTGCATCAGCAGCGAACCATCACCAAATGGCTGGCTGGTGAAGCTGCTCGTAACTTGGGGCGCCCTGATCTTGAAGATGACATCCTTCAGAAGTCAATCATTCAGTCGGGTTAGGCACCATCTGAGCAAGCAGGTGTTCGATGTAAATCTCAGCTTGCCACAGGTCATCCGAGTAACGACACAAGCCACCGGCGCAGCTTCTGTAAAGGATGTACGGACCGTCTTCCAGCACGTCGATATAAGCTCCATTCCGCTTCGAGATTACCTGCGAAACGCGCCAGTTCCGATGAATACTCATCGTCGTCCTCGTCTTCATCGTCGTACTCTTCATCATCGGGAGTTGCCTCGACAATTTCAAGTAGACGCAATCCCCAGCATTTGAGGTCTGCAATACCTTCCCTGCAGCGCATCAAATTATCAGACGGCATTTCACCGTTCTGCATGATCTTGGCGCAGGCGTTATCAACCCATTCTTGATGTGAATCGCACATCCAAAGCAGGATGCGGATATGACCCTCCGTGAACTCGAAGTCGGCGTTGGGAGCGGCCATGACGGGAACCCATCTCCCATGACGGTAGCGGGGTAGACGATGGGGCGCCTTCATTAGCTCTTGAAGTACTTGGTGAACAGACCCGTGTAAAGGCTGTGCATCTTGTGGCTTGGTTTGTGCCGGCCATCAATGACGTACAACGCATCGAGGATGTACTGGCGGTTGTCCATTACCTCGAAGTCCTCAGCACCAGGCTTGCGAGGGTTGGTTTCAAGCAAAGATGCGCACAACAATGCCAAATCTTTGCTGCTGAATTTGCGTTTCATCAGTCGTCAATGTCAACAGTCAGTTGTGCGTAATAACGCTTACGGGCGTAAGCCATCATCAATTCACGATCAATCAAAGGATTTTTGTGAATTGGCGGAGGTGGTGGCGTTAATGGCTTGAATTTGTCAGCCACGTATGCCCTGTTGTTCAGCATGGGTCAAGTCTTCGGTGGAGCAGAAACAATCTTGCGTCCTTCTCCGATGTCAATCTTGGTGGCACCGGGATGTCGGTTTTGAAGGATGCGCTCGGCATCCTTTTTATTGACAGCACGAAGGCAGCCACGCAACCGACGCTCGCCAGGCAAAGCCAGTTCGTAGTCGAACATACGTGCATTAGGTGCAACGCAATAGGAAATGCCTGGTCCGCGATTCGGCTCAACGTACTCAGGGAACAGAGCCGTGAAGTCCATCAGAACATAGGTACGTCATTCACGCCGGCTTCAGGCTTTTTCGCCCAGACAGTGCCACCGATATATTCAGTGCCACTATCAGAGCATTTATCCCAAGCATTGATCGCAAGCTTGACAACGGTCTTGCCAGCGTAATTTTGCTCGCCAGGGTGAGAAGTCAGGTATTCAGCCAGTTTCATGGCTTCTGACAATTCAAGTTCAATGGTGCCTGTTTTGTCGGGAGATTTTTCGTGTTTTTTAATTTTGTTGGCAAAAAGCGAAATCTGACCGGTGAAGGCTGACTCGAAGGTTGATTCAGTCTTGTACATTTTGAGACTCAAGGATTGCGTAGTGAGATTTGATAATCTCGTTGGCGAGAGAAGAAACAGTGACCCTTGAAGCACTGTTGTAACGAAGCGCGACTTCACGCTCCATCATTTGCAATGCTTCAGGGTCAAGGAGTACTTGCACCCGCATTTTGTTTCCTGCGGGGGTAGCCATCACTGCTTCAGGTTGGGTTTGCCTTTCAGCTCATCAATGCAGCTCAGGAGCTGATCAATGGTCATCTGGGCAAGTTTACTGCCGCTGCCCTCCAGATCCCATTTGGTTGCCTTGTCGGCGATCCAAGCGATCTGCTGAGTGCGATCAAGCTTTGACTGAATCAGATCAACACATTGATCGATGGCGCTCTGCTTGATGTTGGCTTCGCTGTCGGCAGACGGCGACAACTTGGTCGGCTCAGGATCCTTCTTGCGCTGCTTGGCGGCAGGCTTAGGGGTGTCCTGTTGCAGTTGAATCTCAGGTTGAGTCTCAACTGATTCAGACGAAGCTGAAACCTCCTCACGTGCCCACAGCTCATACGCCAGCGAGAAAAACGCAGCGGCGGCAGAGCACAGTGCTCGGCGGTGGGAATCGGTGAAGTTGCGGGCGCTGATCTTGTCGTAAGCAATGGCGTTGTTGCGTGCATCCGTGATCGGGAACGGCCAGATCGGGGTACTGCAGTTGCCATTGACAAACTGAATGCACAGGTAGCCAGTGCCGTCAGGTGCCCGGTGGACGAAGCAAGAGTCATCAGCAGCGATCAGCTCGGGCAACCAGCCATTGGCGTGCTGGTTGATCAACTGCATCACCTTTGACCAAGGGATGTAATCAGCGGCGAAGGAGCCAGTCCCTTTCTGCTTGATGTCAGAAAGAGTGATGACTCCCGCCAGGTTGGGATAGACGGGAGTGCTGGTCATCAGGCGTTCGCCTCGACCTCTTCAATGCCCTGCTCTAGGATCTGACGCATGGCGACAGCGGCGGGCAGGTTGTGCTTCTTGGCGACGGTTTTGATGCGGGTGTACAGCTCAGGGTCGAGCTGGAGCATCACGGTCTTGAGGGTGGAAGCTTTGGCGGTCAGTTGGATGGCCATGGGAAATGGCTTGAGTACCTGAACACCATACCCACTTTGTCAAGGTTGGGTTGAGTCTCAAAAAAGTTCCTTGAGACACACCTCAGGTTACTTGACGGAACCTGAAAACCCATATAACCTCGAGTCGCTTTTTTGCACTTCATGGAACCCGAGGCAACCACAGGTTCAGATGCGTCAATGGTCATCAAGTTGACTTTGGATGCTTTCACCGCCGAAAAACTCCTGCTCAAAAAACCCAGATCCCTTCCCACGGCTACGTTTTGCGCCCTTTTGATCGAGCAGGTGCTTGACGCGCCCGTTACGCTGGCGGAGCGAGCGAAAGCGAGCGAAGCCTCTTCTTCTTATTCTTCTTCTTCTATTAAAGAAGAATTATTATCTAATAATATAAATAATACGGTCGAATTTGAAAATCCTAAAAAGCCAAAAAGTTCAAAGCGATACACAAAAACGGAGTATTCCGAAGAGTTCGAAACTTTTTGGAGGCTGTACCAGTCCGCTCCTGACCGTGTGTCGTCTCAAACCAAACCGAAGGCGTACGAGGAGTGGAAAGCGATCACCAAGGAGGATGGCGCTGAGAGGCTCCTGGAAGCCGCTAGAAGGGCGATTGAGGAGCAGAAGCGCAAGAAGAGTGCTGACGAGTTCGTGGGTAGCCTTCCTGACCTGTTTCGGTGGCTTCGGGATGGCAAGTACGAGGTGTACCTCGAAGAGCACAAGCCTCAACGTGCTGGCCGGTGGTGGGACGAAGGCAACCGCTGCTGGGTTGAGGACTGATCCTTGTTCATCTATCTCAATTGAGTCTCACTATGAAACTGTTCGCACCTGAGCATGCCGGCAAGCACGTCTGGCAGGTCGCTGATGCCAAGACACGCTCTGTCAGCTACACGGCCAACAACAGCACCTCTCCGCCCCCTGACGCCGTTCACGGTCATCCCCTGGGCAGATACGACAGCGACGGTCTGTATTGGACGTTTGTGCCTATGTCTGGCGAGGAAGACCCCAACTCCTCGCGTTCTGGCCGCTACAGCAAGCATCCCCTTGCACAACAGGAGCAACGCCAAGCCGTCAAGGAAAAGGTTTGGGGTCGCCTTGATTCGTTTGGTTCTTACAAGGAGACGGAGTTTTAATGGATTACATCAGCTACATCTTAAGCAACGAGGAACATTCATTCGCTAAAGAGCAGGGAATTCTTCGGCGTCAAAATTCTCAAAAGCAGGGAAGAACGCAAAGAAATAATTTTATTGGCTGTGAAAATACAAAATTGAATAATGATATTATTGGAGCAATAGGCGAACTTTGCGTGGCAAAATATCTTGAATTGACTGATTTTCTTTTTCCCGTACTCGAAGAAGTCAAAGGCAGCTTTGATTTGCCACCCAACTTAGAAGTAAAGAATACGCATGGACACAATCGAAGGCTTTTAATCTACTTAAACGACAACCCTCGTAAAATATTCATTTCTTGTACATATCAACATCCTGAAGTGAGAATTCATGGTTGGAATTTTGGGGAAAATGTCATGCGCAAGGAGTTTATCGAAGATCCTCAGGGCACAAATAGGCATGCTTATTTTGTTCCTCAAAAATATTTACTGCCAATGGACGAACTTAAATCATTTGTACAAACCTTGAATTTAAAAAAATGAAAAAAAGTTTTGACCTTGTTGCTGCATGCAAAATTTTGCGTGACGGTATAGCGAAAGGTTATTGGACCTTAGACGACCTCGACAAAGCACCTCCAGGCACAGCCATGAATCTTGCCGAGTTCCGGCGTCACCCAATGGCAAAAAACTACACCGGACAATTTCCCGAATATCGCAACCTGTTACGTGAAGCCAGTGATTCTGAAGACATTCCTGAGGATGATTTCATCCTGTGAAGTTCGTTACCATCCCAGAAAGCAGTAGCGACTTCGTGCCTCTGCAGCGTTTGCCACTGATACAGCGCAATCCTGTAGGGCAGCCGCGCTACTACTGGAACGAACGCCGCCCTGACCTGCGTTACAGCAGCATCACCTCGATCCTTTCTGCTACCCAATCAGAAGCCACAAAGATGGCACTGCGCAGGTGGAAGGCAAAGATCCTGGCAGAAGGTGGTGACCCTGATGAGACGCGTGATCAGGCTGCCAAACGTGGATCCCAGATCCATGACTGGTTTGAGCAATTCTTAAATCGAGAATCACCTGAGATTCCTGAACACATTGCTCCTTGGTGCGAAAACATCATCAAGGCTCCTCTCTGGAAGCACCTCGATCACGTTGTCTGCACTGAGCATCAGGTCTGCAGCGATGAAGGACTGGTCCCCTTTGCCGGCACCTTGGATGCCCTTGTCAAGCTGAACGGTGAGTTCTGCCTGCTCGACCTGAAGACCAAGGCACCGGGCAAGGCGAAGCCAACCAAGCAGATCAGCGATGAAGCCATGACCCAGATGCAGGCGTATCGTCTCTGTCTGGCTGAAAACTACGGCATCCAGGTGCAGCGTTTCATTGCCCTGTACGCCTTCCCTGATCAGCCGGCTTTCCCTGTTGCCGCTGCTGGCGCAGAGCTTTCTCGCCATGAGACTCATTGGACTCAAAGAATTACCGCCTTCAGCATGCTGAACCCTTGACGCCTACGGGCAGTCGTGTACAGTATGCAAGTGCCAGGGACGGCTTCCCAATCGTCGCCTCTCTCAACGGCACTCCAATCGCCAAGATCACTCAGGACTTCGGTGGCTACGCCCTCTGGCTGGCTGACCGCGAACTGCCGTTCATGGCTAATTACAAACGCACCTTCACGTCAGTTTCTGACGCCAAATCATTTCTTGAAATCAGCCTCCTATGAACACCAAAAAGTTTTACTTCGAAATCCCTGGTCACAACGTCATTGATTACGTCGAGGCATACAGCTTCGTCGATGCCAAGGCGCGTGTCTTTAACGAATACAGCCAGTTCTGGAACAAGATCATTTGGCACGATACCACTGATCCTGAACCGACCGAAGACACCACAGAACTGCAAGAACGATGCGCCCGTTTGTTTTTCTGACCAGTGCTCTTATCTGCTCTGCCTTCCTGCAACTTCACC